CATAAAAGGGGCTGACAGGCTTGCCAAAGTTCCCATAGTTAAACATCCTATACCCTTCTTGGATGTCCATAATACCAGCGGTAACAAAATCAGCAACGCCTACCTGTAAAGGGTTTGTCTCTCCCGTGCCAAATAATGCGTTGCTGGTCACACTAGCCATGTTTTTAAAATCGTTGTTTTTTTCCGCAATAGCTTGGTCAATAACTTGGAAATCTATTGAAGCATTACGCTGCGCTGCGTCCTGCTCTATTAACTGTCTAGCCCTTTGGTTAGCCGCTTGAACTGCACTAGGATCACCACCTTCTAGAGCAGAGGCTCTAATTTGTGCGGCTTGCTGAATAACACTTTCACTAACTCCTTGCTTCTCTAGTAGATCTGCGCGCAAACCTTCAATCGAAGTAAACTCCACAAAGTTAGCTACAACAGGAACCATTTCTTTGGTAAAATTAGACCCTATCTGCCTTAGCGAAGGATCGCCCTCGCCGAATACAAGGAGCGGCTCCCCGCTTGCTAGCTTTTGAGTTATTTCCTCTGGAGATAAAGTTAAGTCCTCTTGCGGCCTTATAAGGCCGGCAGCTTCTACAACATCAGCAGTGTAGCCGGCAGCGTCAAAATCTTCCATAGTTGGCATAGCGCCGGTAGCTGCCATCCGCTCATTGGCAAACGAAACAGCGCCTTCTACGGGGGCCGATTCCGTTGTCGGCGCCACAAGAGATGCAGGAGCTGTCTCCATAACCTCTGGCTGCGGCGTTGGGTAGTAGCGTTGAAACTCAGGTGTCTCAGGGCCAAACTCCATGCCCTCAATCAGTATGGACTTCGGGGGGGTTACCGTTTCGCCCTCTTCACCAATCTTTATGTACCCGCCTTGGGACATGGGAAGAAGGATGTCGTGTGTTTTATTTTCTAGATTAAAAACGCTTTTCTTGTTTTTAAACGCCGCAGGGTTTCCAGCATTATTAAACATTTCATCTGCTTCATAATACTTGTTTATTTCAAGATCACTATTTTCGCCTAATAGATCGCCCATTAAAACAATCCTTTGTTTGCATATTTTCTTATTTTCGACCTAGCTCTAATGTAGCCGTTATAGTCTGAAATTCGATCCTGTGCCTCGCGAGGCAATGCAGTGTACCAATCTTCTAGAGCCTTAAAAGGATCTGCGCGGAACTCGGGGGTTATCTGCCCAAATCCCATAGTTATTAAATCTTGTCGAAGCTCTTCTTCAAAACTGTCTCTTAACTCTTCCAAATAAATATCGTCGTATAACTCCATTTTTTCTTTAGCAAAATCAAGCATTTCCCTACCTGTCATTGGGTTGCCTTCAATTTTTCTAATTAAAATTTCTTCTATAAGTTCTCCGTCTACAAGTTCAAAAGCGGCTCTAGATGCAGCGGCTAGTTCTGGGTCGTTTTCTTGTGCTTGTTTTGCGTCATAATTAAAACGCCTTTGGACAATCTTGCTTACATTCGCATAAGACTTATCACCAGATACAGTGATTTTATTTCTAAGAGTTGTGTGTTGAGTCAGATCAAGTTTACCCTTTAAAGAATTAAGATACTCAACAGTAAGCTCGCCGGTGCTTGCAAGACCATTTGCTTCGCTAAATGCATCAGGATCTCCTTTTCCAGGCGCTCTAAATGAAAGAGTTGGCTCATCAGCCATAGCGTCTTCCATCGCCTTTTGCTGCGCAGGAGTAGCCCACATCTGGCGTATTAAGCCATCGTATAAAATTTTTTTAGCTTTCGTTCCAGAAATTTTCCCAAAGCCTTTGCCTATATCATCGTAAACTTTTTTCATATCAATGGGATCTAAAACCTGAAGCAGTTGAGCCTCAGAAACATCTTCTGTACTGTCTAAAGAAATAAGAAGATTGTAAGCCTGTACGTTGTTTTTATTTTTCTCCTCTTCGCGCTCATCGTCTATCTTTTCTTGGGCGGTGAAGAACGTGGAGGCCATTTGTATTGTGTCTTGCACAGCCGCATAGGCTTCTTCCGCTGGTACAGCCATAAGCATATTTAAGACATGAACTGGCACACCAGAGATTCCAGACATTTGTGTTTTATCTAGCTTACCATTCCGAACCAGATCAATTTGATTAAGAACCGATGAAAGTCCAATTGCACGATTTATGTCGTTGCCGGCATACGCAGGTATTAATTTTTTTAAAGCCTTTGACAAAACTTTCTTGCCGGCATTGGCCAAAAGATTAGGATTGACGCCGCCATTTTTAACAGCTTGCTGGTGCATTGCCTCTAATCCAGCCTGTTCCATAACCAGTTCATCAGATGTCATATCTAAATAAGGATTAGAAAGAATAGAAACCTGCTGATCTTGCCTAGCTTTTATAGCAGCCTGCCTGCGTTTTTCTATTTTAAGATCAACAACTTCGCGCAAACGAAACTTAATTGGTATTTCCATTTGCTTAAAGCTGCTGTCAAAATCTTGCAATGCGTATTTGTTTTTGCCAACAGTTTTGCGCAACTCGTTATAAACACTTCTAACGCCGCGCTCGTACTTCATCTCGCCGTCAAAGACATTCCCAATGTCTGTGCTTTTTTCAAGCTCACTGGACAGCCCCATCAAAGCTTCTTTGGCAGAAAAGATTGCTTCGTTCTTTTGCGTTTCAACAAGCATTTTGTAACGTGTGTTTGCATACTCTCCAACTGCCTGAGAGGCCGCTGTAAGAACACCGCCCTTTGCCAGCTCAGACTGAACAAATGGTTGTGCGCTCATACGAGCAGTAATGCGCGCGCCAGGAGCTTCAGAAGTTCTCTGAGCCTGCGACCTATAAATTGGTATTCTCATTTTAATTGACCCAACCTAAGCAAACATTCCAGAAGTATCAGCAAATTTAGCCGCGCTTCCAAAACTGCTAATTAAACTTGATGTGCCTTGAGCGCGCAGTCCAGCAGCTTGCGCTCCACCTTCCATTCTGGAAAGTTGTGCGCTAAGTCGTGCGTTCTCTTGAGAGTCATTAATCTGTTGATTAGCAACTTCGTTGTTAAAATCTATAACAGCTTGGTCATACTCAAACTCACGCGCGTTTTGCCTAAGAACAGAAAGTGGCGTCCCAACAGAAACGTCTATGCCAGCGCCGCTATATTGCGTGACAACAGATCCTTGACTTTCGGCAAAACGAAACCGATCAACCCGTTCCTGCATAACAGCGTTTGTATTTATAATTTCTCGTTGGCTTTCCAACAAGCCAATATCACGCTCTATCAAGCCAGCGTTAAACTCCCCAACACGCCGTGCAGCCGCTGCGGCATTATCCGCTGCGCGCTTTTCGCTTAGGCCACCAATTATAGTTGCGCCTAGTGTAAGAAAATCAAACATACTCAATCACCTCACAAATCAAATGTGTTCATGCGCGGATAGAGCGCCAGAACAGTCATTGGTAGGGGCTGTGATTGCCGCACATAAATGCGATCACCTTCGACAAAACCACCTTCAAACTCGATTTCCTTGTCTCCTGTGAATAATGGCACAGCTTCGTCCATATTCATAGAGCTGTCGCGAAAAAATATTCTATCAGCATTCGCCGAGTCGCTGCCCACCTCTGCGCCAACTGTCTCATGAAACCGCACAGTGATGTCGTGGATGCGCTTAGGCTTGCCCTGGGAAGTACCGTCCTGCGATCCAGACTCTAAACGCAGTGTTTGCATTTCGCTTGTGTAGCCGAACCCGACTGCCCCACTTGTGGCAGAAAAGTCTAGCGTCACACCGCCGTTTAAAACTGTCTTGTCCGCGTGTGTGGCGCCGTTGGCTAGTATTGAAAGCTCTTCGCCCTCTAGGTGATACAGGCCAGAGAGAGTTGTGGTTGCAGAACCTGAGTAAACCAAACCGCTATCCACAAAGAAAGCAGCAGTCGTGTCGCTGCCAAAGTCAAATGCCTTCATCACTTCGACATACTGCTTGGTCACTCCGTTAATTGTGCGTTTTACGATCATGTAAAGCTCATCTTCACCGCTATCTGTCGGCAGGGTGATAATGCTTTCAACCTTAGCTTGCCCACCTCCAAACGCCCCGCCGATGATATGCTTGTGCCAAGCAACAATTTCTTCTTCACGCCGGTATGTAAGGCCAAGCAATGTGCCGTCATCTCTGCGCGCCCATACAATGCTTTCAGGCTCTTGCTGATATGCAAACTCTTTAATGCCGCCCTCAGTCAGATGCTCGGACAGGATTGTAATGTCTGGGGCTGCATAGCCTGCAACATCCACTTCGCCTATATAACGAAACTCTCTAACCTTGCGCGCTCCGCGCTGAGCGAACAAAGTAACGTCAGCAACCTGGACAACCTCGCTGTCAATGCAGCCATAGTTGGAATACTTGCGGATCACTGTCTGAGTAGGCGTAACCGGCCCACCATTAGTTGTGGTAAGGACATACTCACCGCCAGATGTTCCGATGTTTAGTATTCGCGTAGCGGAAAGGTATCGGATTGCGTTCACTTTGTTGGACGCAATCGTGTAGATTAAAGCATCGTTATCAGATGTGCCAGTGTGAAAATTTAAGTAGTCAGCACTCTGCGAAAACCACAACGTCTGAGGGTTGTTGTTACTCGCTGCAAAAACCAAACGCTGCTCAAAGAAGGTAACAACGCTAGGGTAGTTGTCAGTGCTAGTCAGAACTGGCGTGTTGTTTTCGTTAATCGTAGGAGTGGCAAACGTCCAAGCATTATGATCGGTGCGAGATAATGTGCGGACAGCGTGGCTTGGATGCACCAAATACATGACATCCGCAGATTGTGCAAAGCGGACATCGTTAACCTGGGCAGAAGTGTAAGGCGTTGCGACCTCAAACAGCTTGTCAACACTAACGCCAGATCCAGTGTAAGTTGTAAAACTTGTCGTATCAATATCGTTGCCAAACAAGTCAGTGAGCGTAAACGTGTTGGTTGTAGAGTTAGCAATAAGATAGTTTCGAGCTACTAGCTCGGTCATGCCGCCACCTGTGTTGTACAGGTAAACCTCATCTCCATTGCTTAGACCATGAGAGCTGCTTGTGAAAACGCCAGGATCAGCCTTTGTGATTGCTGAAACATTCTTTTCACTATCAACCAAAACCTGCAAACCGTTGCGGAAAACACGCATATACTGATCGCCAAACTCAAGCGCGTATGTGTCGGCTGTCTTAAACTCAAAGGGAATCAAGCGGGTGGCATTGCTGCTGTTTTTCACTTCGCCTAAATATTCTGTGCCTGGGCGCCGCGTAACGCCACCGTGAGGCTGCACAATCATATTAGTTAGGTCAGACAGTCCTTCGCGGTACTTCTCAATTGTAACGCGCCCCTCAAGGCGCGGGGAGATCTCACCGGCTGTAAATGTACTAATCGCTGGGGCTGATCGCGCCATTAGAACCTCGACTCAATAAATTCGCTTGCCTCTAGCCGCTGTGGCGCGCCCTCAGTACCGTCAACAAAAGCGGCTTGTTTTAATTTGTCAGAGTATTCTGCCGCCATCATCTGCTTGACAGTGTTGGAGCCAGTGATTGCGTAACTAACCTCAAAAGCTATGGCCGCTGCTAAAGTGTCGATTAGATTAGCGTCATACTCTTGCGGGTCTGTAACCCGAGCAACATACTTAATTTTGGCAATGCCTTCGTCAGAAAGTAGCTTGCGCCCCTCAATAACAAACACAGGCCCACCCGTGTTGTTAAACATATTGTCTTGCGGGTAAGACAAAGTGCCATTACTAAATTCTAAAACTCTTAAACAGTATGGATTTGTTGGCAAATTAAACTGATTCGCGTAACCAAAAGCGGGTGATTCGCTTTCTTTCGCCAGCTCTGCTCTACGCAGAAGGCAGTTCCAAGGATGCGCGCGAAACACGCTGTCCCGAACACTGTCAAACCTTTGGTTGATTAACCGCGCCGGTTTACTGTTCTCATCAAAACTTGAAATGTTATTCGCACCCAAGCTGTTCAGCGCGTAGTTTGCAATATCAACCGTACTGGTCATCAGTTGCCACTCCTATTTATAAGGCTTTTTCTTGAAGCCCCACCAGAATCAGACCTTTTTTTCGCCGCACTAACTGCGTCCGATATGCTGTCATACCTGGGAAACTTATTGCCTGTTCTCTTTTCATAATCCTGCGCAGTGTTCCAAGCCTTGTCGCTTGCAAAGAATTTTGCTTCGCCCGTTTCAGTGTTAAACCATATTTGAGGAATGTTCCAAGCGCCACCTTCTGGAGACTCTTCAGAAGCCAAATATTCCGTAGCCTTGCGCCCACCAGGCAAATCAACCGCAGTATGCTTGCTTGGATCAAAGGGTTCAAAATTATCCATATGGCTCTCTCCATGTGAAAAGAGGGGGCGGCGAACCGCCCCACTCCTATTAGTCTACCACATACTTGATGGTCACCTCAATGGTTCCAGTGCCAGCAGCACCGCCCATCGTGGCTGTGATAACAACACCATCCTCATTAGTATCCGTCTCTGTACCTGAGCCTAGGGCTAAGGTGGCAAGGATGTCTACTTTCTGAGCAGATGTTGAAGCAGCAGCAGCTTTGTAAGCAGCCGGAGCGGCAGAAACAGCAGTGCCAGCAGAATTTGTATGCGCTGCATACCCCACTGACAATGTAGTTGATCCACCAAGACCATCATGCGCAAGAGAACCCTCAAGCAAACGCGCTCCGTCTGGTAGTGTGAACATCTCAATAACGTCACCGGACGCCAAGGAAGATGCTTCGTATGTGCCATGAGCTACACGGATACGACCCGCAAGCTCATTAGCTTTGTTCATCACGGCTGGTGTTGCGCGTGAGTTAGTACGTTGTGCTGAATATACAGTAGCCATTAATCAGTCTCCTTATTCGCTACACGCGATTTCGACAACTTTGGATTCTTCCATCCGTGTCGCACCGACAGACTGACAATAGTAAACCTGAGTCGCGTAGGATTTATCTGCGCGCTCATCAATGCGTGCTGCTGGCTCTTTGCCAATAGCGCACTTGATGCCGTCAGATGCAAACGCAATCACTTGGCGGTCAGAGTTACTATCTGTACCCAAGCGGTTTGAAACGATGAAGTTGAAGCCAACAAACGTGTTGATCTCACCCATCGCCAAGGCTTTGACAGTGTTGTAATCGCTGGAAGTTACAGTTGTGTTGTTCAACAGATCAGAAACCTGCTTTGGAGAAACAAGAATGTTACGCGCGATAGAAGGATCTACGTTGCCACTGTCAAGGATCTCTTTAGCTTCAACCAACTTAGCAATAGTCAAACCGGCAGATCCATGTGCGATCTTTTGGCTTGCTGGCAATGCTGTAGTGGTTGAACCGTCTTTGCCTGTTGAGGCGTTGCCGAGAGCAGCAGCAATGATAACATCATCCATTGCGCGACCCATAGCTGCGGCAGCAGCACGGCTGTAGGTGGAAGTCGGATCAACGAGCAACCGCACTTTGTCCTGATCGTCGATCAGATCGGCATACTCATAGTCAGACA